TGAAATTGTTTCTAAGTTACGCTGTTGATTTCTTGATCTATCCCAAGATGACAAATCATTGATACTGTTGCCCGCACGATCACTAAAAGGAATTTGTGAAGGCTTGAAGTGACCAGTAGTTCCAGTTTGTGTAACATCAAAGGTGGTACGGCAGCTGATTTGCATAAGACACCATATTTAACAGCCAATAAAAAACCCCGGAAATATCCGGGGTTAGTGTTAACTCAATCCGAAGATTAGGTTGATAGCTTGAAGCCTGCGTTTGTGCATGAGCTGAATTGGTTGGTACCAACAACACCAGCAACGTTGGCAGCAGCCAATGCAACAGTAGTGTTAGCAAATGCGCCAACTGGGTATACAGCAACACTCAATGCAACGCCATCAACTTGATACATAGCAATTGTAGTAGTTTGTTGAATAGCTTGTAGAGCGTTTGCAACAAAACTGTTTACGCCTTGTTGAGCAGCCATTGTGTTGGCTGCAACGAAGCGGAAGAACTCAAGTTTTGGACCTTGAGGTTGAACTGGCGAACCAGCTGTGGATGTGGATGGTGCGATTGGACCGTTTTGTGTGTCTAACGCAAATACTGGTTGTGCATCACCATTTGCTCTTGTAAAATATGCCATTTTGATTTCTCCTAATAAGTGGCCTTGTTGGGCCTACTTTTATTTAGCCTTTTGGCAAAAAATTACTCTTTTGCGGCTGCTTTGCGAGTGGGATCAGCAAAGCCGCCTGCTGTTCTACTGACCACTTTGGCACGGCCAGCAGGGGTTGAAAAAACCCAGCCTTCTTGTCCGGGCTGTTGTAGATCTAACTGACGCTGCATGTCAATTTTGAGTTCATGGATCTTGTTCCAGATTGCAAATGCCACACTCATGCCCAGCACATTGGATCTTGGACTTTTTAAGTATTCTACAATGTTGTTGTATTTGCGAGGCGTTGTATTGGCCTGTAACCATTCGCCAAATGCCTGCGGAGTGGCACCAGAATAGTCAGTTCCTTTAAGGCTATTGATAAACTTTTCCATCAGTGCAGGCAAGTCTGTGATTTGTGCGGCACGTAATTCTGCAGGGTTCAACAATCCTTGTAGAGCTTGTGCATTTTCACCACTGGTGTAACTACTCAGCTCGCTCATGATGCCACGATTTAATTTTAAGTTCTGCAGGTTCTTGACTGTGGCTGCAGTGACCATGAGTCCTTGAACTTTTTTAAGTTGTGATTCAGGATCACTCACAAACTGTTCAACAGCTTGTGGATCTTCCATGTAGGTATGAATAGCAATACCCACCGCAGTTCCTGCAATTTGTTCGCCCATGGGACTGTTTACAGGAATACGATATTGAATGCCACCAAACTTGTTGGGCTGGAATACAAAGTTGCCGGCATCTTCAACATAAGGACTAGACGGAAAATACAACAGGTCTCCTTTGAAGTAGCCTTTGAACCCTCGGGGCACAGCAGCTTCAAAGTAAGGCCAAATTTCACGATAAAGTTGTGTAAGCTCTGCACGGTCACTGGATTTGCCTTTGGCAGCAGCACTTGCATCTCGATTGGACATTACCCGTGCCATCATGTCCGGACTGGTAGCCAGCCCATCATATCCCACAGCAGTGGCACCGGCTTTGTCGGTCAACACAAACTCACCTGTGGGCTTGCGACCAAAGATAACAGCAGGTGATCCATCCCACTTGATAGTTGCGTACTGTTGTGTTTGAGCAGCAGTGTCTCGTATGATCTTTACTGCTTGCTTGGCGCCATTCAGTCCAGACTGGAACACAAGGTCTTCTATGTAGGGAATACGTGGATTTTTGGCTTCAGCGAGATGTTGCCTTTGTTCAGCTTCAATCAAGGCATACATGCCTTGGTTCACAATACGATCACGCAGTCTGCCCAAGAAGCCGGCATCGTTTTCTTTTAGGGTTGGCTCGTTAAGTCCTTGACTCTTTAGGTATTCACGAAAGTCTGCCAGCTTGGCATCCCGTTGTTGATCGTTGGCCAGCGCGGAGTAAATGCTTTCCACGTTCTTTAGATTTTCTTTAGTGGCTGTTGGGCCTAGCAATGTCTGTGCAACATAGTCCGGATCCATACCACCCGGCACTAGCTGATTACTGCTGCGACTAAACATACCATTGGCGCCCACCTTGAGTCCTAGATGTTTGGCGACGCTTGACATCAACACGTTACGGTTCATGCCTTTGTAGTTGCTGTCATCACCGCCGGCATAGTAAAATGTGCCCCAATCCAAGTTAGGAAAGAACATAAAGTCTGTTTGCACAAATCCGTTGTTGGGGTTGCCAGCAATGGGAGTCTTTAAGTGAACTTCTCCGCCTTTTCTGACCCAGTCACGTGGATCTTCACTGTGACTAGAGATAAACTCTGACAGATGTGCAGCTAGTGCGTCTTTTGAAACTTCTGAAATATCAACTGCAAGGTCAAGGTCACCGCTTGTTGCTTTGCGTCCAGTTGAACCTAGCCAACGTTCTTTGGGAAATTCAATACCAGTAACTTTTTCTACCCAGGCAATGGTAGCAGGAACATCTGCTTGATTGATGCGCTGTGTCAATGGCTGGCCTTGCTCATCCTTGAATACGTTTCCGCCTTCTAGTAGGTTCATTATGCTTTTCCTTGAGCCTTTGCCATTGCCAACAATTTAGCAGTTGCCGGGTCGTTTGGATTTTGAACTTCACCGCCAAATGATACTGGTGCAGCAGGTGCAGCTGGTGCTGCTGTTGTAGGTTGTGCTGCCGGTTCTGGTGGCGGGTTCATTGCTGCCTGTGCTTTTTGCAAATCAGTGGCCACAGTGACCATTCTGGCAGCTTCGTTGGCTATCAAGGCAGAAAACATCCTTTTTATTTCAACTGGGTTGTTGCGGTTTTTCGCAATCCAACCCAGATGAATGTCAGCTTGATTTTTTGCCTCAGAATCCAATTTAGAAAATTGGCCATTGAACAGCGACTGATTGGCCCAGTTCAGCAGTGCAGCTTTGTATTGATCATCGGACAGCGGAGCTCCAGCTTTTACCTGCAGGTTAGCAACGTAATTGTTCCACTCACTGTTTTTTTTCTCTACTTGTTGTTGCAAGGCTTGATCTTGTGCAATTGCTGCTTTGCGTTGTTCCATGCTCATCTTGGCATACCTAGGATCCCGAGTAAACCTAGCAGCCAGATTCTGTATCAATTCTCCACCGATTTGATCCCAGGCAGCAGCAACCGCAGGATTGTTTAGACCAAAAAAATCTCCCAGTCCTTCGTTGATTTTTGCCGGCTTTTGTGTTAACTCATGAATTAGCATCTGTGCGTCTCACTGTTCTTGTAAATTTGCCAGGGTCCCGTAACTTGATTGCATTGAGCAGCTTACGATGCAGATTGTCTGCTTGCTCTGGAGTGTATGATGCGTCAATTTCCTCCAGCAGGCGTATAGCACTGGCTATCACGTTGGATGCGCGGTTTTCGATAACATGACGCTTGTCTCGCTCTACATACATAGAGTCTAATTCTTCAAGCAGACTACGAGTTTTCTTTTGCATATTATCCAGGACCTTTTTGTATTTATTGTTATGATTGTTTAATTTGACCTAGCAATTGCTTGAGTTTTGCACTCTGTACATCAGCAGTAACTTTACCAGTATCTTGAGGACCTTTTTCCCAGGCCGGAGTGCCTGTGGCACGTTCCCACTTGGGTGCAATAGATTCATCAGATGATGTATTGCTAACGTTTGACTTGGCTTTGATTTGATCCATAAATGAGCCGGTTGGCCTTTTACTAAAACTGTTATCCCCGTCTTCGCCGCCTGCATCTGTAATACGCATGGTATCAATGTTGTATTCTAAGTCGATCTTTTGCCCCACTCCTGTTGAACTTCTAGACTTCATACACTGGATCTGATACTTGCCACGTTCCTTCATAGCACGTGAAGTAAAGATACCAAACACATTATCTGCTGTGTTAATTTTACTGATACCACCCGAAATGTGTGAGTGATCGAATTCAATTTCTTCCACTGCACTACGATTTAATTGTGATGCAGTTACCATCAAGATACCCAACTCCTTGGCCAAGTTACGCAATTCTTCACTCACATATTTGTCTTTGACAAACAAGTCGTTGGGACTAACTTTAGCACTCACAGGCATAACCAAATCCAAGTAGTCAACCATGATAAAGTCAACTCGGATTCCAGTTTGGATTTGTACTTCTTTCAAGTATGCTCTAATATCATTTACATTGCTTTGTGCAGGCAATCCTTTAACACGATATTGCCCAGACTTTTTTGCCACCATCTTGACTTTGAGCTCAGTAGTGTCCATATCTCGTCTAATGTCCTTGGTGCTCATGTTTGTTAACATGGCATCAGTTCGTAAACTAGTAAGTTCTTCCGAAAGTTCTAGTGTGATGTAAACACCGCTTAGTCCTTGTTGCAACCAGTTCAGCGCAATGTTCATCATGACCAAGCTCTTACCTGAACCTGATCCACCAGCAAAGATGTTTAGTTCGCCGCGACTAAATCCACCGTACAGCAATCTGTCCAGTTGTGGCCAGCCTGTGCTTACTTGTCCGCCAGAGTTAAAGTACTTCTCAATACGAGCTTTGGGATCAGCCCAGTAATCTGTGCCCATGTCTTTAGTGAGTGATATTTGTACTGCATCCTTGATAAGTTTTTCAACAGGATCGTATTCGCCTTTTTCAAGTAAGTCTGCGGCTTTTAAAATAGCACGTTCTAGTTCTTGTCTTTTTGTAAATGATTCAAACTCAGTCATGAACCATTCGAAGTGTCCTTCGTTTAAATCAGGCACATGGGCCAATGTCACGCCACACGCAGCCGCAATTTGTGTTTTATCAGGCAGCGTATTATACTTGGCAGAGTGCTCTTTGATAAACTCTGCCACTTTCCTTAAACTCTTGTCAAAGTTTTCGGGATTATAGATATTCTGAACACGCACATAACTTTGTGCGTCTTCTAGCATCATTTCTAAAAATAATTTCTGAACGTCGACGTTGTATTCTTTAAGCATAGTATATTATAACATTTTAATTTTATTACCAATGAACAAATGGTAAGCAAAAGGGTCAGGATGGAAAAAATTAAACAGCGCATATCCATCTTTTGGCCACTGTGTTGTTTTTTTAGCAGGAGCATTAGCCAAGTCTGTTATTGAGTTTGCTACTTTATATTCTGAAACTTTGCTAATTACTTCCTTGTTAAAAGCTATGCCTACCAATGACATTGCCGATAATTCTAATCCATTGCTGCCTAATCCTGTAAATTCTAAAATAACTTGCTGAGGCAGATGCGTTAAAATTTCGAGCTTGTGTACCTTCTTTTCTATCTGATGGTGTATTAATTCGGCACCGTGAGTTATTAGACGTAGGTTGCAATCCTCTGGGCTTAGATCGAGCAATTTTAAATTTAAAAGAAAGTTTGGACGTTGAATCCGCATTGTTGAATTACCTCTAGTAGTGCTGCACCGTGTCGTTGCCTAACTGTTAGATTCCAGTTATACGATGTTTGGTCAATAGTTGCTGCTAATTTAGTACCGGGCAAGATAGTCGGTAATGTAATCTGAACTTTGTGTA